GAGTCCAAAAGTTGGTTGTTCTTGATGTATTGTAACAGATATTCTGCCCAAAAGCAATGGGCATCTGACCCAAAATGCCAACTATCAGGGTTAACAGTTTTAAATCCGGAATTTCTTAATACAAAATTGTACGTTTTTGTATGATCATACGGTCCAATATAGCTGGTACCCCAATCAAATTGATCCCGAATGCCTTCAAAATGGTTGTTGCCGTTGAACATGACATGGCGGATGCCTGCGTCTTTGAGCTCGTTATGAAATGCCCAAATCTCGTTGTGGGCACGTTGACGGCATGTTTCCCAGTCGATGTTTACAACGAACTGTTTGTACCGGTCTTGTAGCTCCGGCGGTACGGTGTCAATTCCACTAGCGTTGACTTGATAGTCTTCGCCCATGTGCCACCACTCTTCACGTTCCCAGGTGGTCCATTGGATTACCATGAAACAGTCTTTGACAGCGTCAGGATTGTTGCTAATCCATTCACGTGTGGTACGCATGATGCGTGTGTTTGAACATCCAGCCTGTGCATCTAGATACAAGATAGCTCGCAACCAGTTGGCCAACTCACAACTGTAACTGGCACGTTCATTGTCAGGGTGCGGTTGTTTGCCCAAGCCCCAAAAGAATCCATCGTCACATGCCCAGGCATGTGGATTAACTGCTTCAGCCGCGGCGGAGTGACTGTTCCCGTTCGAATATAATAGCATGTGCTGGACTTGTGTTGATTTCGTTGATCAGGATGTCTGCCCAGGCCTTGTGACCTGCAGGCTCAAAATGTTGCCATCCCGGAGTGAGTTCTTCGTAGTTGTTTTCAATGCAAAACGGAACATAGCATTGGCGTTCGTTGTATGGGCAGAAGAAACAGCAATGCCAATCCAACCATTCTTTTTCGCTTTCAATTTGAAAGTGATGAAATGCATTGAAGAACAAGTGCGGGATTTTGCGCTCGTACATCCACATGTGCAAGTTATAGATCTTGTTGTGCCAGTAGTAGCTCATGACCCTGTGCCAATTGGGATCTTTCTGAATGTGATTCTTCCAGAACTGATAGCGTCGACGAAACTCATTGGGAATCTGTTGACCCACGTCCAGCTGGTTGATCTCGTGAAACTGTTTTTCAAAATACCACTGCTCACGCCCGTGCTCACTCCAGCCAATGACCACAAGATCAGGGGCAGGATTGTTTTGTAAGTATTCCCAGGTTGAAGTGTAGATCAAGTCATTGCTGGCTCCGCTGACTGCCAAGTTTGTTGCAGTAGCACCATAGTAGTCTGTGATGACTCCAGCCATTCCAAGCTTTTTGTCATCTAGTTCTTCGCCTCCCATGTTGGAGTCGCCATTGAATAGTATATGCATGTTATTCTCGATATGCAGGATTGGGAATTTCTAACTCAAACACATGAAAGTGTGATCTGGTTTCAGACGTTTCTTTCAGCAATTCCAGTGTTCTGCTGTGTTCTGCTTCGTCCCGGGAGGCATAAAAACCTGGACCAAATTGCGTGGCTCCGGTACCAGCCACGTACACATAGTTCATTAACAGTCCAGTCTGTCTGATCAAGGAATAGACTTTAAAAGTCTTAGGAGGCTTTAGTGGTTCCATCTTTTAAGGCCTTGAATGTTTCTGCGTGGACCACACGCTTGCGCAGGCTTGAACTAGAGAAGCTGTGGTCCCGGCTGTTGAATACATGTAGTATGCCACGATCATGTCCTTCCCATTTACCAGTAAACTCTTTGTCCTCATACTCAACACCTAGAATACGAACATCTAGTGGCAGGATAAGCAACAGGTCAACCAAGTCCTGTTCAGTTTGATAAACAACAACTTCGTCAACATAACGGCAAGCACTGAGTTGAATCTGTCGTTCTACGATACTTTGAATGGGTTTGTTCTTGGTATCGGGTCTGTCAATTGTGGGATCAGTTTGTAATCCTGCAATCAAATAATCACAATGATTCTTTGCCTCTGACAACATGGCAACATGGCCAGCATGTAACATGTCAAAGGTTGAAAACGTGATACCAATCTTCTTGCCTTGTACTTTTAGTTCTTTGATGTGGTTAAATATCATCTTCTATTGTCTCTACTAGTTCGTCAACACCGCCCCCGGTGATATGTTCGTACATCACTTCACCTACCATCCAAGTTTCGCACCACAAGTGCTGATTGTTGCTGGACTCCGAGGGCATGAGTTTCAGCATGGTAAACATCTTTTCGCGCTCTTTGCCTTCAAGCACTCGAGTCTTTTTAAGCAAGCCACAGCGTTTCAAAAACGCACGAGCTTGTTGTTCCGTTTTAAACTCAGGATACTTCACTGCGTCCGTTGCCAAGGTCAGTGGTCCTAACATAGATACCACTCTTGCGAATGGCTTCTTCTTGTTCCCAGGTTTCCATTACAACGTGTCTGCACACGTTCTGGAACCAACGGTCTACTATGTCAGCATCGGTATCGTCTTTTTTGATCATGTATCCAGCTTTGACCAATCGAGCAATAAAAATTTCATTCCAGTCAAGTTCGAACGCACCCTGGTGCAAGTTGTTGGGATCAACGTCCATGCTGAGTACAGCAACATAGGGTTCTCCACGTTCAGTAGCCAGTTCTTTGGCTGTCTTTACTGGCTCCTTCTTTTTGGGAGGTGTAGGTGGTGGTTCGGGTCTTGGTTGCGTTGGCGGTGGATTTACTTTAGCATCCTTGCCAAACAATCCTTTGATTCGATCAAACATTTATTTTCCCCATCCGTTGCCCCAAAGGTCAACGTGCAATCGTGGACTGTACCAGTAACCACGCTTGAGTGCTTCGTCGGCCACGTGAATTCTGTTGCCATCATACACTGATACCACACCGCCAACTGGCATCACAAACACTGGTCCAGCAAATCCGGCCAGGCGATACTCGTCTACAGCACGATCTAATTCGTCAAAATCTGCAACCTTTTCAACCACAAACTTGAGATAGGTAACACCGTAGGTTTCGTAGTCCCAAACAATGCTGGGTTTGATAGCATCTGACCAAGTTTCACCTGACACACTCAATTTAGGGCTCACTGAGAATGTAATTTCACCAAACCAGTTGCTAAGATATTTCTTGAAATCGTTGCTGAGGTCTTGGGTGCCATTGGTCTCAAAAGTAATGTGCTTGAGTCCTCGTTCGGCTAGCAAGTCCAGTAGCTCAGGGTAAGCACGTTGCCAACCCAGCAAGGGTTCACCACCTGTGATAACCAAGTGTACCGGATTGCCATTGGGCTGTTGCCAATGTCCATTGGGTAGCAGTTCTGTGATCTTGCCCACAAGTTCCTCGGCTGTGTATGTTGGGCTTAGATGCTTGAAGTCCGGATGCCAGCTTGCGTAGCTATCACATCCGGTATTGACCAGCGGCAGCTCTTCAAATGTTTTATACAAGTGGACATTTTTTGCAACTTCGTCTGCTTCTGTACTCTTAGTACCCGGAGCACATCCAAAGCCCGGGCAAGTAAAATTGCACCCGAACATTCGTAAAAAGATGCTAGGAACTCCAACATAACGGCCTTCGCCTTGAGCTGAATAGAATAGTTCACTTACTTTAAATTTCATATTATAACCTCGGTTGTTTGCACATACCTGAGCGATCTTTGTGTAGATGCGCAGACTCTTGTGCTATTGTAGCACGAATATTTAGATCTGTCACGTGTCCTGGCATTACTTTGTCTAAATAGAGCAAATGCTCTGCAGGAGTAGGGTGTGGATCTTGTCTATTGGGCCATTGTTCAGGAAACAGGGTTTCTCTAAAACTTGGACCAATTGATTCAAATACATCACTATACAATTGGTACACATCGGATTCAATGGGTTTTGATTCCCATAAATCTTGCATGCCAATGTTATGGACAGACAAGAATTTCCAACTAACACCTTTACGGGCCTCTAACAGTATTTTGGTTGCTTTTATAAAGGCTGCATCTCTGATAAAACATCCACGATTGGTTATTGTTTGTTTGTATTCTTTGGAGTAGATATCAGTATAGTATATGTTGCCTAGAGTTTGCCAACAATCAGTGTATCTATCTTCTCGATGAGCTGAAGTCCAGCAAACTATCACAGTATCATCTGGGCCAAAGCAATGCCTTTGATCTGCTTCCATCACACTGTTGAATATGTAATGGTTGCCGGCACCACTTTGTCCCCAATTTTGGTATTCAGTGTAATGAACACCTAGAATGTCTGCCCAGGTGCTCCACCGATAGTTGGTAAAACTACAACCAAAAGTAAAAAGTCGACTCATGCCTTGCGAGCTTTGACCAGTAGATGCCACCCTAGGTATTCGCGAACTGCTTGACGATGTGCGTCTGTCATTGCTTCAAACCAAGGCTCTAGCACATAGTTGCCCTTTTTGTACTCTTCTACATTGTACATGAAACAGTGGTCCTGACGCAGTCGCTCGATGGTCCAACCTGTATGCATGAGCTCGTGGATTTCTTCTTTGCTGAATGCTTGTGCATATGGGCAGCCTGCCTGTGCTTCAAACTGATCAAGACCCTTTTGAATCATGGCATACTTCCAAGAGTTCTTGGCATACACCATGTAGCGGAACTCGCCGCCGTGCTTGACTACTTCACGTACATTGTCAATGATCTTGTCAATACCTGGGAAATGGTGAATCACTCCGTAGCTGTAAACAAGATCAAACTCGCCTAGAGTTTTTAATGCTTCTGCATCTGTAACATCAATGTTGTGAAACTCACCTTCAAGACCCAGTACTTCAAAACGCTGTTGGCACAATGCAATACTTTGGTCGCTAAGGTCAATACCCACATAGTCAGCACCGTGCTTGGCAAACTCTTCAGCATCTGACCCAATACCGCAACCAATTTCCAACACACGTTTGCCTGCCCACAAATGAAACCCAGCAAACTCAGGAATGTGGCTTTCTACTCGGTATCTACGCTCGCTTACTTCTCTAAAAAAGTCGGCTGTGCCAAGGTCACTCTTGCCATGCTTGATATTACAGGGCTGTGTGTTCCAATAACGCTTGATGCGTTCTTCAAGACTTTGTGACATTGGTTGATCCTTGAAAGTGAGTATGTGGGTTCTTGAACTGAACCATTTGCTTGTTTACGTCGTTCTTGGCAAGCTTTTCCCATGGGTCTTGAGTACCTGCAAACACATTCTTGATAAAGGTCATGTCATGGCCTTGACTGTCAAGATAGCCGGCCAACTTCCATGCGTCCTTGTGACGTATGTCCATTTGTTTGAGACTGTGGAAATCGTTAGGATCTGACGGATTGCCCTCCAGCATAGGGCGGTGCTGGAAAGTGGCATCATTGTTGTTGCCTGTAAGGTCGTGACGGTCGTGCAACACATCAACTTCAATACGCTGCCAGATATCCAACATGTAGGCCTGCTGACTGAGCCAAGCATCTGAAATTTGATGTGGGCTTAGATAGCCCAACAAGTCCAACCACTTGCGAGGCACAATCGGGAAGATACTGTAGGGATGGTCATTGTGTGTATGAAAAGCCAACAGTTTAAACTGTCCTTCCCAGTCCATGATCTTGGTGTCCCAGCTTTGAGTTTCCATCACAGCATCGTCGTTCCAGAATACCAGCCAACGTGCATCACTCTTGCGAGCCAGTTCATTCACATATTCGTTGAGTCGAATGTAACCCATTGGGTTGAATGTCATAGCTGTGTAGTTGACTTTGTTAGCATCCAACCACGGTTGTAATTCTTCTACAAAATATGTTGTGCCAACTTCGTCGTCCTTGTCAAAGCCAAACATGATCTGAATGCGGATAGGAATATCCGCCAAGGCAATCAAGCTTTTGACGCTGCGTTCCAGCATGCCATCGCGACCACGTGTGGGCAGCAAAATAGCGATGTCGTATTCGGGTGTACTCATGCAAATAAATCCTCGTTCCATTCTCTATGGCCTTCTCTAAAAGCCATGTTTGCTTGTGTTTCGCGCACTTCCACGCGATAACACCACAGGCGTTCAGCTTCGCCAGGTCCCCACATCTCTGGGATGTAGACACCGTTGACATACTTGTACAGCATGTCGCTGAGACCTTCGCAGCCTAACTTGGGTAAAACCACAATTTTGGCCATGTTCCGTTCTTGTAGCAGTTTAAATGTTTCCATTTCTGGGTCATCTTGTGCCACAATAAGTGTATGATCAAACTGATCTTCTAGTTGTTTTTTGAGTTCTTTGAGACCGCCGTAATCAGCTGCCCAGTTACGAACGTCTAAATCGTTGGTACCAAAATAGAACTTCATTGAGAAACTGTAGCCATGAATCAAGTTACAGTGACTGTCAGCTCTCCACTGGCGATAAGCACAGGGAAAGGCGTCATGATATTCTTTAGTTGATGTGTATTTGTAAACTACCGGTTGCATTGTATTGTCCTCCTATGACAGTGTAGCATAGGCAGCAGAGTTTGTATAGCGGGATGATGCCGGACAGGCCGCTGGGTTATTACTTATCAGGTTGTTGATAGGTAGTGGTACGATAGTTGGCCTGGCCTGGAATAACTCCACGCACGCCGCCTACAGGATCTGCACAGTCGCCGGCTTTTCTTGGGATCAAATGCACATGTGGATACATTACTGTTTGGCCTGCAGGTTCTCCGCAGTTGATGCCTACGTTGTAGGCCTCCCACTCGCCGCGGACTACCTTTTGGTGCCCTAGACGAAAAGCAGATTTCAATGCTTCTTCGATGATGACATTTTTGTTCCAGCGAGGAACAAACAATAGATGGCCTGTGGCAACAGGAAACGCATCTCGATAAACTGCTACATGATAATCTGAATGCTCTTCAGCATATTCGGTCCAAGGCGCTGCGCCTGCAGACTGGGCTTCTTCTAGTGTTTCGTATCTCATCTTGGGGCAAACTCCTGTTGTAATTTGATGTTGTCGAAGAATTCTTTCTTCACTGACGGATCTATTTTAAAAGCACCTTCAAGTACTGTGGTCTGTGTAAGACTACTATGAGCCATAATACCGCGATTCTCACAACATCCGTGGGTAGCCTGGATATAAACTGCAACATCTGCGGACCCAGTTGCAAATTTGATCTCACGAGCAATGTCCATACAGAGTTCCTCTTGTAGAGTTCCTCGTCGAGCGCACCACTGTGCAATGCGTGTGTACTTGCTAAGGCCAATGAGCTTGGGACCAGCAATGATTCCAATATAAGCCACACCTGTAACAGGTTGGTGATGATGTGAACACATGCTCTTGAGCTCGGAACGCACCACCAGCATGCCCTCGTACTTTCCTTCTGTATCATTTGGGAAAGCCGTTGGATTTGGACTTTCCTCATAGCGGCCAGCCATGATTTCATATACGTACATCTTTGCTAAACGGCGGGCAGTTCCCATGCTGTTGGGGTCAGTATGCCGGTCAATAATAAGACTATCTAGCACGCCTTCGAACTTGTTTGTGAGTTCGTCTACTAGCATGTCTTTTTCTTTGTCAGTGATATATTCACTGATGTTGTCGCCTGCCCAGTAACGTTTGTCTGCGTCAGTTAAGCGTTTGCGAATTACTTGTGATAAGTTAAGGCTATTGTCTGTCAATTTTAGTTCTCCGAGTTAATAGTCGTGGATGACTTTGTTTAATTGTATGATATTTAGACCAAGAAGTCAACAGTGTTGATATAACCATTTCTTCAAAGGCTCCAAGAAATGTTTCCGATTTTGAATGTGAGCGCAATTGTGTTCTAAGATTGGTTGTAATCTTTGATAGAGGCTCAGATGATTCTGGTCAAACAACCATTTTACTTGTTCGAACGCTTGTGTGAATCTCTCAGTTGGGTCTGCAACTGAATCATACGCTTCATTGATCACAGTATCAAAAGTTCTGAATCCCAATCTCTTTAAATCGGCCAATTGCCCTTGTGCTCCAAAAAACACAAAAGGCCTTTGAGCATACAACGCCTTGGCTGTTTTTTCACTGAAGAAAGAATAATTTTCAAAGTTGGTTTCTGTAATCAAACTGTAGAGAGAATTTTGATAGATGTTCCAAGGAACCATCTGCGAAAGTTTTGCTCCAGACTCAAGTTGCACATAACTGTTGAAACCTTGTTCAACTTTGGTCTCGTCGATTGTGTAGAGCTCAGCACTGCGATAGATAGTTGCTTTTGTCTCCACTGTGGTTAGATTTACATAACATGCGTCTAGCATACTGTGCTGACCCAGGCGATCAAACAAAAACTTTCTATGTCTCTTGGTACCGCCTAATAACACATCAAAAGTTTTTTGATAGTTGTTGATGCTATCAACTGATCTCGGTGTGTTGTACTTCAATATGCTTTGCAAGAAATAGGGATAGACATATACTGTGCCGGAATCTGGCTCATAGTGTTTGTGATACCCGCCGCACACAATTACAATATTTTGATTGTTGAACTTGGCTCTCAATGTGCTGAGATAGTCCTGACTGTTGTCATTGATTGCTTCTTCGTCGAGAACAACCACCACGTCAAACTTTGATAAGTCCAAGTCTGGATATTTGCCGCCGCAGAATGTCAAAGCACATATTAGTTTTCTATAGTTTCGAATGTCCACAGAGTTCTGTTGAAACTCGTCAAGACTGATATCAAATACTGAATAGTCGTTTTGGTCAAACACTTCGCCAGTGAAATGTTCTAATACCTGCAATGCATTGCCGATAGAAACAATAACACTTCGCATCAATCTTGTATAGAAATTTCACGCAAATCTGGGTAATCTACATGCACTGGATCTGGATTGCTTTCTCGCAGTCCTACCAACAATGCGCTGCCAATTTCGGCTTCTTCCGGTGTGGGCTTGTAGTGATACCCAACTCGAAAGGTTTTTTGAGCTTGCCAAGGGCTGATGCTTAAATCTCTACCATCGTATCGCATACGGATGATTTCGTTGTAGGCTTTGGCGTCATCTAATAGGATAGCTCCGCCACGGCCGATGTGTAAGGGTTTGGTGTGTCCAAAACTCAAACATTGCATTTGCTTTGGGCGGTACATGCCGCTGCGGCAAAGTCGTGCTGAATCCCAGATTCTAGTGCCGTGAAAGCGATATTCACCAGTCCACTCTTCTTCGCGATAGTAATACCTAATGCCCAGCTTGTGCATGGTCATAGGAATACTGAGATAGGTCCAAGGGGTCATTACTACCTCCTTGACTCGATCGTATCGCAAGCACAATTCAATGGCATGCGTACAGCAATCTGTCATGATTGCGTATGGTGCACCAGTGTATTCAGCTAGCTCTTGTTCAAACTTTAAAATCTTATCGAACATACCAATTCCATGCATGTTGAATCATATCATCCAAGGTATACTTGCGCCAGTCTTTAGCTACCTTGCTGAACTTTGCATCGCTGGCAGTAAGCATGGGAGGATCGCCTGCACGTTGTTCTCCTTGCACTACCCGAAGTTGCTGACCTGTAATGCGTTCAGCGGCTGCGATTATTTCTTGATTGCTGGTACCTGCGTTGGATCCAAGATTATACACACCCGCAGGAACTTCTGAAGACAAGGCTGCAATGTGTGCCTGTGCAATATCGCTGACATGCACATAATCACGAACACAAGTTCCGTCAGGTGTAGGATAGTTGTTACCATACAGTGTGAACTCTTGACTGTCACGTAGGCTTTCTAACACTCTGGCAATGATGTGTGTAGCACCTGGTGCTTGGCCATGACGAGCTTGTGGATCGGCGCCGCAGGCATTGAAGAAACGAAACGCCACATAGTCCAGTCCATATGCTCGATTGTAGTCACGCATGATACGTTCAATCATCAGCTTGCTTTCCCCGTAAGGGCTAATAGGCTCGCATGGATCCACTTCATGACAAGGAACCATGACAGGCTCCCCGTAAGTGGCCGCACTAGAACTAAAGATAACTCTAGTGCGTGGCATGTTCTCCACAACAAAATCCAATAACTTGAGTGTCTTTGCTACATTGTTGTGATAGTACAGTTGTGGATTCTGCATACTAGGACCCACTAGACTTGTGCCAGCACAGTGAATAATTGCCGTGGGATTGCGTTGGGCAATTGTACCTAGAGCAGCATCTAGTGCAAAGTCTCCACGGAAGAACTCAAAGTTCTCGTGGGTTACCGAACTGTGTAAGGTCGCAGTATCAATGCCGAGCACCCGGTGCCCAGCATCTAACAGTTGTAATACAATTTGACCACCAATGTAGCCAGAGGCTCCAGTTACTACAATCATTCTTCAATCTTTACAACTTGATACTTCTCGTGAGCAGCGTGGTCACGATAGCGGTTGCCCGATCGATTCCATTGCTCACCCCGACCAGTGATAATATCAACAATGCGATCCACAGTGGCATTGTTCCAATCGGAAATAAGCCCCATGTTGTGATGTGGTTCATGGAGGTTGTTCTGCATCTTGTGATAAGCGTCATCTATGCTCCAAGGTACGTAGAGACGTTGTGGATCATTGGCAAAAGTCTCAGGGAAACTGCGATAAGCAGGATATACCACATTACAACCAAGAGTGTCAGCCTCTGAAACTGTGTTGCTGACCCAGTCTTGCAGAGCACAATTAAACAGCACACGAGTGTCATTAAGAAGAGCATAGTATTCGTCTTTCTTCAAGTTTTCGTAGATCTTGAGCTTGCCTTCTTTCTCCATACGGCGGGCACGTTCAATATACGCTGGATTGTTGGATCGGAGAGGTCCGCCACTGTATATTGCAAACTCACACGGTTGGGTTGTAAGCTCACCATACATCTCAATGAGATCCATAAAGAATCCAGGTTGCTTCTCTTGGTCGAAGCGGGCAGCGAAACCCACCCTCCGGGGACGGCTATCAAACAGTTTGATGTTGGCTTTGCCACCGATACGTTCAAGAACTTCGTCTTTTCCAAATGCCAGGCCGGAAATGTTGTAGATCGGAGCAGTCCATCCAGCAATTCGCATGTGAGCGACCATTTCCTCATTGGTAGCCAGTACCGCACCCCCGCTAAATGTAACCATTTCGTTAACCATCTTCTCATACAAATCCATCCAACGAGCCATGCCCCAAACATGCACAAAGTCATCAGGGTCAATGGCTTGTGCTAGACAGCGAACAAAAATGCGTGGGCACTGTTCGCGGGGAATTTGATTCATGATGTAGCCAAGACTTTCAAAGCCAGGTTGGAACATGTCTTCAAAATAGATCACATCCTCTCCCCCAACTTCACCGTTCTTCATCAGCTGAACCAAGTTCATCATTTGACTCATGGCAAAATAACTGCGACCGTGTGCATCTAGCACCTGACCAACTGAAATAGCCTGTGTATTGTCGATTGTAGTGCCAGGCACATACACAACATCTAGCCCTCTGCGGTCAAACACACGGCGGTTCCATTCTGTTAGTTGCAGAGTATAGCGGGCTTCATAACTTTCCAAGCCCATGTAAAATAGTTTTCTCATTTGAATCCTTTGGTTTTTGGTATAGTAGCCATCTTTAACTGATTTAGTAAGTCTTGATCAATTTTGTCAGCTAGTTGTTGTGCGGCCTGTATGCTGTATTCGTATTTTTCAAACGGATAGCTATACTTGTCTTTGTACGAATTGCTCATTCGCCGAACTTCATCTTCCATTCGATGCAGTCGACTATTTAGATGATTGACGTCTTCGTACAATCTTCTCAGCGGTCCAGCATTGCGGTCGTGTAATCCGTTGTTTCTGCTCTCAGGGCGAGTCAGGGTCACCATCATCATGAGACTACGTAGTGCATTCATCACTCTGGGATCTTGACTGGTCAACGCTTCGTCAAACATGTCAACAAAGCGCTCGAGATCAAAGTCCGCCTGGTCTTTTTCTCGAGAGGCACTCATTGTGGACGATATCCTGCAAAGCGTCGAGTATCCTCGTCCCACATGTTCTTGGCATTTTTGCCTTGAGCATATTTTGAGTACTGTTGCCAGGCATAACTCTTGAAGTTGTACAAATCAGCTTCGTTGAATTTGTATCCATAGTCCTGACAGAACTCTAGAAGATTTTCTAGATCTTCAAAGATTTCGCGGACACGTTGATTGGGTTTGATTGTGATTTTTGCCATGATAAAATAATCCTTAAATGGCTAGTTGTTGTACAGGGCGGTAAGTTTCGTATTTGATGAGGGCGCCGTTTTCACCATCTTCGGCAACCTCAATCCAGACCGCACGGTCGGGATACCTTGCAGAGATCTGATCATACAGATCATCTGACATCATTTCGCAGGATTTGTAGTCGAGTTGGAGGGTTCCATCTCGATAGAGATTTTCGAGCCATCGTTTGAACTGTATGAACTCAATATCTCGGTCGTTGTGTAAGACATCAATCCATACACGGAAATGGAAAATATGCCGATGAGGAACGCCAAGGAAACTAACGTCATACTCGTCGCCAGTAGCCAACGCAGGATCGGTGGCTGCCGCTGGATAACGGTGAATGCCTTCCTTGCGAAAAGTGACCCAAATCTTTCGTTCAGCATGTTGTTTAACTCGTTCAATTGTGTCTCTTTGTTCTTGATTCATACAAGTGTGTCCTCGTTGTATTGATCCCAGTCAGTGAATGTTCGTCTTGACATCAGGCTATGCAAGCTGTGAGTCCATACACCTGGGTTGGTTGCGTCAAAATCTTTGTCGTCAATCTTGAGCATGGTGTTGTAGTTCCACAACTTCACATAAGGAATACTGATGCGAATTTGTGGGATGAAGTTGCGATACTCACACAAGCAAGTGTCATTGAAATCTTCTACATGTGTCACAGGAATATCCAGACTGCACACATAGCCCAGTTTCAAAAAGTGCACAATCATAGCCGACCACCGATCCCACTCAGTGGGTGTTTGCGGATAGAAACTGTGATTGGCCCCAAAAAAGATGTGCTCAATTCCACAAGGATTCCGGTCAAAGTGATACACAATCTCATCAACTGGTTGAATGCCTACCACAAACAGTGTTTGTTTTCCAAATGCTGGAGTTTTCTCTACTTCAGTTCCGGTAAAGAAATTGACATTGTCATGGCCTTCTCTATTCATTGCTGTTCCTGCTCAAGTTGATCAAGTTTGTTGTTGTCTAATTGTACACTGTCATCGCTGGATTGTGCAACCTCGGGTTCGTCCAAACTGAACAGTGCATTGAACTGTGTACGTGCGTTTTTGGCTTTTTTGCCTTTGAAACCACGTGTACCTACAATTTGCATCCAGTAGCTGTCGTATGATTCGATAATATCTTCTGCTGATTGTCGATCTGGTGCAGCAAAGATACGCTCCACAATATGCTCAAAGTAAGCATAATCACCACCATCACGTTGCATCATAGCAGGATGTTCGCCTGCATCAAAACGACGATTGGCTTCTTGTACAGCAGTCAAGTGCATCCAAACATTATGACCCATTAGTAATGCGTAGGAAAAACTATCCCAAGACGTTTTACCTTCCTTGCCAATCTTGTTTAGGTCACCGGGTTTGTAGATACAGATGTCCTTCATAGTAAGCATATCACTAATTGGGCTGTCTTCCCAACGAGGATAGATACCGTCGGTTACTACTCCTGTAGACCACTTTCGTGTGTCTGTGGCATATTTTTTGTCATCGGCTGAAGGAGCCATGCGATACGACCATTTGCCGTCTTGCGGAAAGGTGTTTTCAAAATAAACTTGTCCGTTTGCTGTTGCGAGGAACGGACTGGCGCAGTCAAAAGAGATGGTAAACGATGGGTTGACATATTTCCTTACGGCTCGTTGAATGACAGTTAAGAGAACTGCCCACTCTAGCTTGCTGGTTCCCAAGAAGTGCATCCAATCATGCACACCCGGTTGTAGCAAGTTATCATAGCGAAGTGCAACTAGTCGTTTTAAGACCAAATGCACATCGCACATGTTTTGTCCGCCCATTGACCAGCCATCAAAATGAGTGTCTGGGTATTTCGCTGGATCGCAGTATTCCTTCATGGTTTCATACCATTGGTCTGCTGAAGTGTGATTATCGCCCTGCAACACGTTCAAGAAACGAGCACCACCATTTTTTACACCTTTGCGATGCTTCATGAAGTATTCGTTGTTGAACTTGGTTGCATCCACTGCTTCTTGCAGTGTAGTGATCTGGCAAGCTGCACTGGCTTTTTTATCATGGATGACCCAAGTTGGAATATCCAAGATCATGCCATAGTCAGCAACATTGTCTAGCCAATTGAGAATAAGCTCACGCTTCTTTTGTGCTCGAGCACAACCACTATTAGCTTTCCAGTCGCCTTCCCAAAGTCCTTTAGCAATCTGGAAGCCCCCTGAGTCACCGAGAATGAACGTGCCGGATTCGCGGTTTCGGACCATGTCCTCTGACCAGTCCTGTTTGGCAAGATCGAGATTTGCATGGCCTCCAGAGTATAGACTCCAACGGTAAGGGAATAAAGCCTTATTGGAATTAAGCCAGTTAAGCTGCTCCATATCCTTAAGACCCTGTGGAAATCTTGCGGGATCAACATATTGCTCATTCCTTTGCTTGCCCACGAAGGTAGCATAGAAGCCAGAGATGGCAGGCAAAAACACAGCATAGTCACTTTGCTTTGCTGTGAGATTGTCTTGTGGGAATTGCTCTTGTTCGCTCACTTGCTTTGTGCTGGTAAGATGTAATTGTAAACTGCCACGCCTGAGTCCACAGTGATCTGTGCTGCTCCAACATCACTGAGCTTCATGGTCTTGTTGCCGCTGAGGCTTAGGATGCCAGCGACTTGTTGAGCAGGGTAGCTCCAGCTACGTTTGAGCTCGCCTGACACATCGGGCTGGAACACAAAGTTACCAGCATGGCTTGAGTGGTCACCAAAGTAAAACTTGAGATCAGTGCCTTCAGTTTTGACTTGGAATGTAGGTTCTTCAGCGTTGGCGCTCATTTGCATCTTCAAACGCATGATACTGGCCACAGTGGGCTCAAATTCAATGTTCCAAGGCACTTGGCTCATCTTGGCAGTTTTGAGCTTGTCACTGACAATTTCTGACGCCATGAATCTGTAGTTGTTTTTGAAGTCACCAGTTTTGTTTTCAAAATTGATACCGTCCGGTGATCCGTCAGCACGACGGGTGATTGTTAGCTTGGCTCCTTCGGTGTACTCCTGCAATCTCAGCAGTGTCTTGAGCTTGCTCAAGTTTGGCATACCGAATGTGCCTACAAACTCGGGCACAGGATTGGTAAACTGTGCCTTGATCACAACCGACAGATCGGCAGCCAATCCTTCAATCTGTGTACTGTTTTCATCTCCAACAATTTTGATCAGGTCAACACAACCAAGATCAAAAGTGTGTTCTACTAGGTCTAGTAAGTAATCTCTCATAATATTCTCCTAAGTGTTAAGTGTACAGGGTTTATTTAGAAAATGCAAGTCATTTGCGAATAATTTGTGCCAGTGTTTGTCCTCCTCGTCGGCTGGAAATTTCTCCTGGCTTGCGAAACTCCAACCAAGCCAAGTCTCCTTGGCCAATATAATGATACACAAGATCGAATCCGACATCCTCAGCATGGGCCTGGATAACATGACCGGGGGTATAGCACATGAAGCTCTTTTCGAACAGTTCCACACCATGTGCTCGATCGCAGTCGTTGTAGGTAAACAACAACACTCCACCGGGTCGTAAACAATCATACAATTCTTGAACATAACGATTGATCAGTTCAATTGGGCGATAATTGAAAAAGTTATAGGCAAAAACACAACCAAACTGCTGTTGTGGCAGTTCATTCAACATGGTCTTGCGATCTTCGTCTACGGTGTAACTACGCAATCTTGCACGGTACTGATCATTGAACTTGTTCAAAGCAGGTAGCATCAGATCCTGATTTGTATCCAAAATATACAGCGGATCAAGCGGAACCATGTCTTCAATAAAAGACTCTTGCCCTGGGTGTATGATCAGTCCTGGCGTTCTCCAGTCTGTGTACATGCGCAGTCTACTACGCAGAATCAAATTGCTGTCATCATCAATGCTTAGTCTACGATCGAGCACATGCTCGTTGGAGTCATAACGCATGGCAGTTTGGTACAACTTGGTACTGTTTTTGTAATAGTCTTTTTCGTGATTCCGGATGGTTTGCGCTAGTTCGTCTTTGAGGTTGTTGAACACTCGCTGATATTGGTTCAACGCATCAACCACAGTGTCGTATCTTTTTTGCATACGCATTTTGTAGAATCCCACGTTGGTCTCGTGTCCCGATATCACATGATTGATAGCCAACAGATTGTGCTGAGCCTGGCTATTGACTGCTTGAAAGTCAATAGCCTCTAGCTCATTGAGATATCGGACTACGTTGCTGAGTATCATTCGAAACTGAACAAACTGGTAAATGTATTATCTGTGTTGGTTGCTGATGCAAGATCCCAATCCAACACGCTCAGCAAGTTATCAACTTTACCGTCTACCACAGTAGCTTCCATTTCTGCATCATCAAACGGTAGTTCTTTGAACCACTGCGGCAGTCGCTGTTCGTCTGTGGGATAACCAATTGACGTCCAGCCTAGAGGGTTGGACTTGAGCTTGCACACAATGGTCTTCATACCATCCACAATCTGCATTGAGTAGTTGTCGCCGTTCATTCTACGCAGGTTGTTCCAGTTAATAGCAGCCCTAACGTGACCTGGCATGTTGGCTTTGCCTGTTTTGCTGTTGGCTTCGTCGGCAGCATACTTGGTCAAGTTGTTCACACGCTTGGGTGAACCTTTCTCCCAACCTGGTCGCTCTTTGAACTCATATTTGAATTCACGGATACGTTCCACGATCTCGTCCCGGCCGGCACCTGCCAACAGTTTATTTAGAATTTCCAACAAGAAGTCCTGAATAACTTTGGGCGTATCACTACGTTTCAAGTCCAAGCCAGTGGCCTTGGTTTTGCCAATCTTGCCATCCACGTCCAGTCGCTTGCCTTCAATGTCAATAGCGTTGACAGCATAACGCTTCTTGGTAATAAACAATCCGCGATCAGCAACCGTTTCACGACCGCATTTAATCAATGTGCCCATGTCCCGTGGACAATGAAACGCTTGTTCCATAAAACCAGGGAAACTCGAGTTGACTTGCTCAGCAAGGCTGTCGTACAGCGCGATACAAATTTCTTTGCTCCACTCCATTCGGCCTTCTTCAACTTCGGCCTTAACAGCAGGCCACGCGGAAAAGTAGCATGAATCAGTATCTCCGTAAATGACAGATTTCCCAACGTGATCATACTCGCCAGTGATGCATTCGTTAAGATGGGAGTCCATGTGTTTGGCGATGCTTCGACCAGTAAGAGTCGTTGACTGACCAATACGCTTGTCAAAGAATCTACAGCCCGGGTTAAGGATGGCGCCGTACAAACTGTTGAGGTTAATCTTTTTAACCAACTGCCGTTTGTCCCAGAAGGCAATTTCTTTGGCATCTTTTGCGTCCTTCTTCTTGGCCTGTAGTTCTTTACGTTCACTATACCAACGCTCTAACAAGCCGGGAATGATACCTTTCTTCTCGTAAGTGAAGATTGTGCCATTGGCGCTCATGATCCATGGCTGATTTGAGTCAAAAATCATGTACCATACTTCGGCAGCAGAGTGTGTGGTCTCCTCACCGTTTTCCCAGTCAATGGTAATATCTCGTCCTCGATCCTGCTCCATTACAGCAGTGTATTCTAAGGTAGCAAACAAACCTTCCCATGCAGCCGCAAAGCTCATGCCCGATGCCATGCGCTCTCGGATCAATTTGTCTGTGCCTGACAGTCGCAATTGCCCAACAATAGTTTCTGGACCCATGTTCAGCGCACGAATCGCTGATGGATACAAGGAGTTAATGTCTACTGAGCCAATCCACTCATGCACTCCTTTTTTAGGGTACGCTACATAAGCGCCTGCGGCTTGCACATCTTCGCTTTCATTACGTTGCTTGCGGTTAGGAACCACCATGCCACGTTCGTGTGCTTCATTGATAATGGCCTGTTCAGTCACAGCCACAGCGCCCATTGTGGTCTGGAGCAAAACTGTGTTAGCATGAGCCAGTTCGTTGGCTAGATCTAGGAATCTCAGTTTCTTGTCCAGCTTGGCCAGCAGTGCAGTATCCTGCCTGTTGTACTCAATGAACTTTTTGAAGTGCTGATTGTACAGTTGATCCAGTGTGCCTTCAAACTGTGTTTTGCGTTCGTTGAGTTCGTACTCACCGATAGCATCCAAACTATAAGAATGGCGTTCTTCGTAAGTGTACTTGCGATACAATTGCATATAGTCCATATGCACTCGACCAATCAAGTCGTATGTCTCGTTCTCTGCGCCAAAGCGTTCAAACATACGCTTCTTGGGCAGTTGACCCCACAAACAAAAACGTCGAGTGTCATCTTTGGATAAGATGCGAGTACAACGATTTACAGTGTATGGAATATCGTAGCCTTCTGAGTTCCAACCTGACAACACATCTGCGTCATCGATTAGGTCTAAGAAGGTATTGATCATATCTTCTTCACGCTCGAACAAAATAGTGTTCTCAAACTCGCTCACTAGATCTTGTGCGGTTTCCCAGCTGAGTCCTTTGGGAGGCACAGCCAAGGTGATCAACTGCTCAGTCCAGTCCAAGTAAACTGAAATAGCCGTGATCTCGTTGAATGGATCTGTAACAGGGCTGAATCCGCGATCCTTGTCAAATGCAACCTCAATGTCGAAAAACGCTGTGTGTAGTTCAGGAGCGTTTTGATCTTTGTAATTTTCTTCTAGGCAACGAAAGATTGGATTGATGTCCGATTCATAAAGTTGCTTGCTCGAGTGCATGCGAACTTCTTTGCGAAACTCTTTGTTGTTGCGTGTTGAAAACCTCGACACTGAGTTGCCGTAGATACTGCGAAACTTGCCCCTGGGGTCGTCGTAGTAAAAGGTATACTGTGCTGGATACTCTTGGTATCGTCGAACGCCATCTCGGCGTTCCACAATGTGGATGCGATCGTGTTCACGATCAAAAAGTGCGTCTATATAACTCATATGCTCCGTTTATGGCCGGTAAGCCGTGATTCATGTTCCTTACGGGAACGACTCGCTGTTGCGACACAGTACTTATAGAGTTTTGCCAACAGTTTCTAAGATTGTTTCCAGTGTTTCATGGTCTTGTTTTTCTTTGCCAAACTCAGCCTTGTGTGCCAACTTGATGGCTTTCTTCAAGATAGCAGGTTTGACTTCAAGTTCTTC